ATAAGTGTATTATGAATTTCATCAAGTTTGGTAGCCATTCTTATACCCATATCCTAAACCCAAATTTTACACTGAAGTTGGTAACGATGAAAACCTTTCACCTCAAAATCTCTTTCAATTCCTCCAAGCAGACCTATTTTAACTCTATCTCCAATAGTAAATGTACGACAATTACTCGGTAGATAAACCGTATATGAATAGCTCTTTATAACACCGTCCTCAAACTCTCTTTCTTCTGCTCTACCAGATGGTACTGCATCGCAAGGAATCGAACCACTCCACTCAGAGAGCCCGGGATGATAGTCTCCGTTTTCATCTTCGTATCCTTGTGTGGATATAAGATATTGCAAACGGTGTGGATTTCTATTCAATACAGCCATTACTATAACAAGCAATCACCCACATATACCATCGGCTTTGCCTCCAGTTCTACCGAAGGCTCACCAATAGTATTGTAGATAGAGTTGACACGTAACAAAATTCGCTCTTTGTCTTTATCAGATAAAGATCCAAAAGACTTATCTGCTTCAGAAAAATTGATAGCCTGCACTAAAGACCAAAGACAATCAGCTAATGCCCCCTGATATTCGTTGGAACGAGAAACGTCATAATCAAACTCTTCATCAACTTTGAGATTACGTTTAATCATAACATTCTCTACAAAACCAGCTGGAATCGGGTAATGTATTTCGTCTATAAGGGCTTGCTGAATTGTCTTCATGGATTATGTTGTTTTATGGGATTCAACCGCTTTTTTCAACGATGCTTCGTCTGCATCACTCAATCTGTTGACTGCCGCGATAAGTTTATCATCGGAAACGGTGGAAGTCAAGTTTTTACCAGCGATTTTATTGTATTCTGTCACAAATTCTGGCTTCTTGTAAGTTACTCCCCAAATCGTAATCTTTACATCAGTAGAATCCTCAGATTCTTTCGTTGTATCTACTGTTTGAGCTTCCAGAATATCCAATGAATAAATCTGGTCTACATTCTCAATAACCGGCAAACAAAGAGCCTGCCCATTCGTAAATTCCTGCAACGGGTCTGTTTTGGAGTAACGGCTAATCAGCTTATATTCATCAACAATGGTATATTCTACTCCCTTGACAGGGTTAGTAGATTCAGCCAAAGTTCCCCATACAAAAGAACCTACATTGTCAGCAGAAGGAAGGAATATAAGTTTATTTGCGTTCCACGGCTTATAAGAAACTCTTTTACCATTCTTTTCATAAGTGACAGAACGATCAATCTTAAAGAATGAAATGCCATTATATTGATCAGAAAATGCTTCATCAAACAACGTAGAAGTGGGAACAGGCAACTTTGTTTCATTATCAAAGGTTTGCCCTCGATAACTTGCCACCAATTCCTTAGCCCATTGAGATTGACGCATTTTGTTATAGGTAGACAACGCTAACATGATAACAGAAATGCTATTCCCGTCATCGTTGGCTTTACCTATAACTCTTTCAATATCATCACCTGTTACTTCTCCGGTAGTAACAACACCAAAACTATGTTCTGGCAAATAACCATAATTTACACGAAGTCCGAGACCGGAATTTTTATCATCATCACCTTCAACAATAATAACCCCATCAGACAGCCCAGTAAGGAAATTAGCTTCATTCCTTTCATCAATACCAACAGAACATGCGGTTCCGTCATCAGTTAATCGAGAAAAGATTCTGTTTTTGAGAGATTTTTGCGCTTCCTCTGTAGTGGCATTAGACAAATGTGCTTTCATGATATTAATAGCGTTGATCTGAGTTTCTCTCAGAATCTTTTTAATACCAACTTTAGGCAATTCACCACTAGAACGTGCAATAGAGTCACGTTTCTTGGGAGACAAAGGAGAATCCATAGCTACCATATCCGCTGCTACATAAGTAGTGTTAGCAGAAGTACCTTCCCATTTTTGATCAGGAGAATATACTCTGGTAAGCATAGTTTTGTGAAGATAGGTCAAATTCTTATTTGTTCCATTGATCTTTTCTTTCACATATAGGCTCAATTTGGGCCATATTTTTTTTACAAATTCAATAAATAATGATTCATTCATCTTTCACCTCCTTTTTAATCGTGTAAAAAAGCCAATTGCGGCAATGCCGTTTTTAATGCAGCCTTAATGCTGTCAATAGGATAAGGACTCGCCACATCATTTACTTCACCAGCATACATAATACCAACGAATGGCTTGTCGGCAGGTTTTGAACAAACAACAACACCAACGTATTCATGATTAGATGGCAATGATTCGTAAGCTGTGCCTGCTGAGTTAACAGGCATTGGCTTATAGGTATCGTTCTCTGTATCGCGGATAACAATATGACCGGCTTTAATTACAGACTGCTTAAATCCAGTCATGTCTAATGTCCGCCCATTCATAATTCCGCCCAAATAGTTACGAATAACAATCGAATCCATTCCGGTTAAAATCGTCTCCTGTTCGTTTACTAAATCAGCTTTTGCGCCCATTTTAATTTTACTTTTGATTAAAGGCCTTTAGCAATTGCTATAACCTCTTCATCGGTTAATACTTCATTTTTTTCTTGTTTCTTACTTCCTGCACCTGGAGGATTCCCCAAACTAGATAGTCCTGCGTCGGCACGTTCTTGGTTGTAAGATTTTAAATCTTCCTCAACTTCGGAATAGAATTCTTCAAACTCTTCATCATTTTCAAACTTCATTTTATTGAAGGATTTCAATGTGTGAGTTCCGAATGTACCAGCATCTTTTAAAAGGGTTTCAAGTTTCTCTCTACGTGTAGTGGTAACTTTTTCACCTTTCAATGCTGCGATTTCGTCATTCAGTGTTTGTACTGTCTGAACCAAACCTTTAGCCCATTCCGGAGCATCATCATTCTTTCCTTTGTTTTTGGGATTTTTGGTGTTTGAACCAGCTTGACGTCTTTGATTATCCGAAGCTCCGTCGTCGTCATCATCGTCATCGTTGTCGTCGTCATCTGTTTCAGGGTGATTTTTCTTCCATTCATCAAGCAAGCGATTGGCTTGTGACTGGCCGAAAGGCAAGTAACGTAATGCGGAGTCAATCTCTTTGTCAATTTCTGCATTTACGTCTTCATCTGAGGCATCATCTGCGGAAGTAAGGTTATCGGCAATCTTGGCAGCAATACCCTTTAATTCCCTTGAATTGAACCCGAATGCCTTCACTTTCGGTTTCAATCTCAACAATACTTGTTGTTTTCTGTCCATTGTACAATGTTTTAATTACAAAAATAGTCTGCGTAGCACGTATGCCAGCAGACTATTCGCTTAGAACTTTACTAAACATTAGAGCAATGAGTTTCGTTCAATCGTGCTAAATTGAAGCAAATCACAACACGACAAGTTCTGTGGCGTACATCTTCATACGCTTCTGATACAAAAGTAGCAAAAGTGACATAAACAACGCCACTTTTAATGTTAAACTATCATAATAAACGCACGGCACGAGAGTAATCTTGTACTTCGTGCCGTGAAACTGAATGTAATTGTACATCAGCGATTATTCTTTAAGATATTTATATGCTTTTATGTATTTGTTCAATCTGTAAAGATCCTTTTCTGTAAGTTCATTCAAACGTGTTATATCCATGTTGTCTTCTAAATCATGTAGTTTTACTTGTCTTCCTATAGGATTAAGCCTAGAGCGTTTTATGAAATCTTCATAGTTTTCATCCTCGTTGCGAGTGACAGAAAGTATAGCATCTACTATATTACGAGGAAACCCTTCCATAAGTAAATATTCAGCGGTAACTTCGGTATCTTCTATTGTATCGTGCAGCAAAGCAACAATCCTTTCGTCATCAGTAGAACATCTGTTTGAGACACGGATAGGATGGAAAATATAAGGTACCCCAGCTTTGTCAACTTGATAAAGATGCGCATCAGTTGCTATTTGAAGAGCTTTTTCTAATAAAGTACTAGTATTTGTCATATTCTGATTTTGAAATCTCTTTTCCTCCAAGAATTATATCACACACTGTATCATCGGATTGCGGAATTTCTATTTCATTACGTCCATGATGTTTTATATATGATTTTGTTTGGCCGTTATCGAAATATAAACGGATAACAGCTTCTTCAAAATCGTCAAGTAAATAAACCGTTTCGCCTGACTGTAATTTATTATATAATTCCTTCTGGTTCATTTTTATATGTAAAGATAGTGATTTTTATTGGAAATGACTATAATATTCGATTGATTTTTCAACTATTTTTTGCGCCTTTTTATCAGCTTTGTCTAATACTCGCCATTCTTCATAATATTTATGCCCCAGCCCCCCCTTCATACCTGTTTGATTTTGTATATCCTTCCAACGTTTTTCTCCAAGAATTCGTTTTGCGTCTTCCGGTTTTTCTTTGGCATAAATCATACGGTCTGTATTAACTTGAATCTCAGCAATTAATCCGTTAGATGTTTGAATATTAACTATATTGCCACTATATCCCATAAATGATTCCGGCTTTTGTCTTTTCAGTCGCACAAACGAATCGTTTTCAGATAGTTCGTTCAAGACTTGATCTATTTGTGATTTGGGAACTATGATTGTCGTCCTAACTGCGTCTTTTATATCGTATGGAGTTATACCCTCCGTTGTCGCTTTTCTTGTTATTGATGAAATGCTTTTGTAATTGATTGGAGTTACAAATCCTTTATTATTTTTAGCGATGGATTCTGCTAAACTTTGTACCTCCTTCCCAACTAAAGAAGCACGATTAACAAGCTCTTTAGCTGAATTTTCAGTATTTATATTCTGAACAATTGATTTGTTATCTCTCAAAAAATAAGGTAAGGTGTTTCTTTCCCGCGCTTTCTCAATCTTTTGTTGGTTGTCAAGTACCCATTTTTTAAATTCGTCAGGAACATCCTTTACTTCATTAATACTTTCTGTAGAAACATCGCTCAGTCCATCCCATTCCCAGAATTCTTCTTCTGTTTTGAGGATAGGGACTTTATAACATAAGTCGTTCGGGTGCCATCCTGTCCATCTGAAATCTTTAGGATATTTTCCGGCAAGTGTATCACAAATATCTCCATGTGGCATACGGTTGTGATGAGAGGAACTTAATTTAATTTCATATCCTACTACGAAATCCATTTGCTTCCAACGTTCATTTTCGGATGTTCGATAAGCCATGTTTATCTCCGAACGGGCTAGGCGGATAGATCTGTATTCACAATCTTGTATATGTTCAGCACTTCCGTATCTGTCTTTATAATCTTTTTGCAGTGATGGAAAATCAAGTAAGTATTGAGATATTTGCTTACTCAACGTAACAGCGCTGGTTCCTTTTTGAATAGCGCATGAGATCGCAGCCTCCAATTCCTCTTTGTAGATCATAGATTGCTGCCAGAGTTTTGCCGATATATTGAATCCTTTATCCTTCCGGTTTTGAAATGCTTTCAGAGCATCAGAATTTACTTGATACAAAACTTTATATTTCTCTCTATCAACTTGTGCGTTATATGCTTTTAATACTCTGTTTGCTATCAAATCCTGTGCTTCATTACTATTTTTCCATTCTTCGGTCGTACCACGATAGATAATTGCGTTTATATCTTCTACGAAATGCCTTTGTATGTCGTCAATTTGTTTTTTAGTTTGAGGGTAATCGGACCATTTAAACGGTTTATTGCTATCAGAGGAATATTCCGTACGTGAAACAGCTTTGGCGGCGTCCAAATTCAGTGTGTCGTATATCTGCTCAACAAGAACGACATACCTATTTATCCGACTGTTAAGTTCTTGATACTTCTTTTTCTGATTTGGAATTTTAGGTTTTGCCATATTGTCCTATTTTTAATATTACGTTCTAAGTTGTCAGAAAAATCACGGGGGTTAGACTAATAATCATGGCATATTTTTAAGAATCAATTCTTTCTCCTTAAACTTA